GGTAAACGGGGGGTTGTCGGGGGTGGGGCGGGATGCGCCGCCGTGTGGTATTATGAGTAACGAGGAGGGCCGAGACTATGTTCGGAGTAGATAATCGAGATATACGGGAGCTGGAACGTGATCTTAAGACGTTCGCGTCGAAGGCGTACCCGTACGCAACGCGGCAGACCTTAAACGATACGGCATTCCAGGCGCAGAGAATCGCCCGGGAAGACGTCCGTAACGATATGGTGCTCCGTAACCGTTTCACTGTTCAAAGTATCCAGGTGGACCAGGCGCGTACGCTTGCCGTTAGTAGGCAGGCGGCGACCGTGGGCTCTATTGCGGATTACATGGAGGACCAGGAGTTCGGGGCCACGAAGACGAAGACGGGCTCGGAAGGCGTAGCGATAGCGACGTCGTATTCTGCAGGGCAAGGCCAGGACGCCCAGCCCCGTACGCGGCTACCGCGCAAACCTAACAAAATGGCGAATATCCAGTTACGCAACAAGCGGCGCCAGGGTAGCAGCCGTAAGCAGCGCAATTTAATAGCGATTAAGCAGGCGGCCGAGGGCGGCCATAAGTTCGTATTCCTGGACCTGGGGCGGCGTAAGGGTATCTTCCGCGTTACCGGCGGCAAGCGTAACCCTAAAATCCGTATGGTCCACGACCTAACCAGGCAGTCGGTAGTAATCCCTAAGAACCCATGGCTTAAGCCTGCGTTCGACGAAGCGGCGCGAATGGTGCCGGCCTTCTACGCCGACGCGCTCCGCTTCCAGGCGAGACGTAACGGCCTGTTCCGCTAGCGGCCCGTAGCCGCTCCGAGGCGGCCAGAAAATAAAAGGTACTGCGGAGGGGTGGGGGCGGGCCCGCAGTTTTGATTCAGCCGCGCGCCCCTCGCACAAATTCGGACTTTTCGCGGCGCTTTGCATCCAGGGGAAGGGGCGCTATAATCCCCTGTACTATGCAAAAACTAATTTCTAAATCAAAGTTCGCCCAGATGGCGGGCGTTAACCCCTCGACCGTGACGCGGCTAAGCGAAACCATTCTTAAGGCGGCTATCGTCGGTAAGAAGGTCGACGCCGCCCACCCGGACGCGGTTAACTACCTACAGAATCGGGAGCGCGACCAGACCCCGCCGGCTGCTACCGGCCTCGACCCGCTCTACGAAGAAGCGGTCGCGGCTTGTGACGCAGCGGGCCGCTATTCTATTTCGTTCGTGCAGAAGGCTTTACGGGTCGGCTGGGAACGGGCCTCTAAGCTGGTCGGCGTTATGAGGGCTAACGGCCTGGTACCGGACCCGGAAGGCGAGAAAGTAACGCTTACCTCGGAAGAAGCCCCACCCGTGGTTATGGATAAAGCGGTCGCCGAGCGCCTGGGCCTACTTGGCGGAAAGCCACGCGGCCAGGCTGCAGTTAAGGAGGCGAAGAAACACTCCGCACCGCCGGACGATTACGTCTTCGAGGTGCCGGAAGATATCCAGGCGTTCGCGGATATGACGCTCCGCGAGCTGGTGGAAAAGTTCGGTACCGACGTCCGTTTCCTGGACTGGCTGAAAGCTACGAAGGCTATCGAGGATATCAACGAAAAGCGCCTTAAGAACGCGCAGACGAAAGGCGAGTTAGTTAACCGCCAGCTCGTTAGGGTCGGTATTATCGAGCCCATAGACTCGGCCCATATTAAATTACTTACGGACGGCTCTAAGACTATCGCCAGGCGCGCTACGGCAATGCACGACGCCGGCCGGGACCTGGAAGATATCGAGAAATTCGTCGCCGACCAGATATCGAGCTTTATTCGCCCGGTTAAGTCGAAAGTAGCGAGGGCGCTAAAAGATGCCTAAATTAGAAACGCTCGGCGCCGACTGGATTATCGAGCAGGTCGGGGGCCTTACGGACGAGATACACCACGTAACGCCGGCGCAGTTTAACGAGGATAACCGCTACCTACCGGAGTCCGTTACGTCTATCCCTGGTTATATTCGCTACGACGTTAACCCGTTTATGCGGGAAATTGTCGACTGCTTCGATATCGATAGCCCCGTCCGGGAAGTGAACCTTAAGAAAGGCGTACAGATTACCTACTCTACGGTACTGGAATCCGGCGCCCTGTACTTTATGGGCCACGTTAAAACGCTGCCTATCATGTATATGACTGCCGATAAGGAACTCGCAGCGGCGCGTATCGAGAATAACTTCTTACCTATGCTAAACCACTCCGGGTTAGCGCATATTATCCGCAGTAGCGACGAGGGTAACAGCCGTAAAACCGGTAAGACGGCGAACCATTTACAATTTGAGGGCGGCGGCTACCTGGTGCCGTTCGGCGCGAAAAACGCCGATAAAATGCGCTCGTACTCTATCGCCGTGCTGCTTAAGGACGAGGTCGACGCCTGGCCCGATACAGTCGGTAAGGACGGGGACCCGGACGCGCTAAGCGACGACCGATGCTCGGCCTACTGGGAGCGCCGTAAAATATTCCGGGGGTCGACTCCACTAATTAAGGGAAAATCGAAAATCGAGGCGGCTTTCCAGCGCGGCGACCAGCGAATCTACCGCGTATTGTGTAAGGCCTGCGGATTCCCCCAGGCGCTACGCTGGCATACAGTCGATAAGGATACCGGCGTTATCGGCGGTTTCCAGTGGGAGACGGATAACGGTATCCTGGTCCTGGAATCCGTCCGCTATTGCTGCCAGAACTGCGGCGAACCGCACTACGAACACGATAAGGAGCGGCTATTCTCGGAAGACCACGGGGCGCACTGGCACCCGACGGCCAGACCCGTAGAGCCCGGTATCCGTTCCTACCACCTACCCGCGCTTTACTCGCCTATCGGTATGCAGCCCTGGTACAAGTGCGTAAGCGCCTACCTCCGTGGTTTTGACCCGGTAGAGCAGAAGGTCCGCGATATTACTAAGTACCAGGTATTTTATAACAATATTCTGGCGGAGCCGTTCGAGATAATGGGCGCTAAAATCCGCTTTACCAGCGTATCGGCGCACCGTCGCGCGGTTTATCGTCTCGGCCAGATACCGAACGAATACGCGATTAAGAACAGCGGCTCGCCTATCCTGTTCCTTACTTGCCAGGTCGACGTACATAAAAATAACCTGGCCGTCTCCGTAATGGGCTGGACGAAGGACGCGAAATGCTACGTAGTGGACTACTGGCGCTTTGAGGTGGAAGGAAACGAAGACGACTGTAGCGAGTTAAGTAGCCCGGTATGGGGTCGCCTGCGCGAGCTTATCGAGGAAACCGTCTATACGGCGGACAACGGCCAGAAGTACCGGTTAGCGCTTACGTTAATCGATGCTGGCTACGCTAACGATACCGTTACGAATTTCTGCGCGGACTATGCCGCCGGCGTCTACCCTATCCTGGGCCGCGACCGCCCAGGTAAAAACCAGACTATTAAGGAGTTCGCGGAATTCCGGACCCAGTCGGGTACCGTCGGGTACCGTATCCTGGTAGACCACTATAAGGACCGGCTCGCCCCGGTACTTCGTAGGGAGTGGGCCGAGGAATCCGGAGAGCAGAAGGCGTACCACTTTAACGCCCCCGTGGATATCACGGATAAGCAGCTTAAGGAGCTTACCGTCGAGACCCGCCGCGAGAAGCAGGACGATAAGGGTAATACGGTTTACTACTGGTACCGCCCCGGTAACGCTCGTAACGAGTTGTGGGACTTGCTATGCTACGGCCACGCCGGCGTAGAAATCCTGGCCTGGGCTATCTGTATTCAGCACTTCGAATTAAAAACGGTAGACTGGCCGACCTTCTGGGACTACGCGGAAAGCTCGGATACGGACGACATATTCGGCCGCGTCGCTTAATGTTTTGCTATTTATCGGGCAGGCGGTATACTGTACGCTACTAATATCAGATTATTTTAACTACCCGAGGGCGGGGCTATGTAATGGACGCAGCTTTCCTACAGGCACGAATTGACGCAACGAAAGCGCAAATTATCGCTTACGAAGACGCGGCTACGGCTTTGGCTAGTGGCGGCGTACAGTCGTATACGCTTGATACCGGGCAGAGCCGCCAGACCGTTACCCGCCTCGACCTTGATAATCTGCAGAAGACTATAGACTCCCTCTATAACCGACTGGCTACGCTCGAAGCGCGCCTTAACGGGAGCGGAACGGTAACAGTGAGGCCCGCATGGTAAGCCTTAACCCTCTTAACTGGTTCCGCAGTAATAACGCGGAGGCCCCCGATAACGTGTCGGCCGTCGACGACCTGGACCCGTTCGCGTACTCGGGGCAGACGGCTTTCGCTCCCTGGGAAAATTCTATCTACGACGGCGGTAAATTCTTCGGCGGTTTCGGGGCGACCCAGATACAGCACGTAGACTACTGGACGCTTCGCGCCAGGTCCGCCCAACTATTCAACGAAAACCTATACGCCCGTGGCCTTATCCGCCGCCTCGTTACTAACGAGATAAATACCGGTTTAACTCCGGAAGCAGCGCCGGACGAGCAAATTATCGGCGTAGCGGAAGATAGCCTTAACGACTGGACCGAGACGGTAGAGACTCGTTTCGGAATCTGGGGGAAAACTCCGGAGCTTTGCGACTGGAAGCATACCTCGACCTTCGGAGCTATTCAGCGGGCCGCCCGAGCGGAAGCGCTAATTAGCGGCGACGTCCTGGTCGTACTTCGACAGTCGCAGCGTACTAAGCTCCCTATGGTGCAGCTCGTTAGCGGTAATAAAGTACAGACGCCACTAGGCGACCAGGTTAATTTACGTAAGGGCCACGTTATCCGCCACGGCGTCGAATTTGACGCGACGGGCAGAGTAGCGGCCCACTGGGTAAAACAGGACGACGGGAGCTCGAAGCGCATACCCGCATACGGGGAGAAGTCCGGGCGTCGTATATCCTGGCTAGTATTCGGGACCGATAAACGCCTCGACGACGTTCGCGGGCAGCCGTTGTTATCCCTGGTACTGCAATCCCTTAAAGAAATCGACCGGTACCGCGATAGCGCGCAGCGTAAAGCCGTTATTAACTCCGTGCTCGCTATGTTTATCGAGAAGACGGAAGACAAAGCCGGGACGCTACCGGTAACGGGGGGCGCGGTCCGTCGTGATAAAGCGACAACGACCGATAGCGACGGGAAGAAACGCTCGTTTAATATCGCTAACCAGATACCCGGCTTAGTAATGGAAGAACTGCAGACCGGAGAGAAACCGGTCGGATTCCATAGCCAGGGTACCGACGTTAACTTCGGCACTTTCGAAGAAGCGATTATCCAGGCCGTAGCGTGGGCGAACGAGATACCGCCGGAGATTTTACGCCTAGCTTTCTCGAATAATTACTCCGCCAGCCAGGCCGCTATTAACGAATTCAAAATCTACCTTAACAAAGTATGGGCCGACTGGGGCGAGACTTTTTGTTCGCCTATATACGTCGAATGGCTGCTTAGCGAAACGCTACTGCAAAAGATAAGCGCCCCCAGCCTATTAGAATCCTGGCGCAATCCGCAAAAATACGACGTATTCGGCGCGTGGGTTTCGGTCGACTGGTACGGCTCGATTAAACCGTCTACGGATATGCTCAAGCAGGCTAAAGGCTCTAAATTGCTGGTGGCCGAGGGCTGGTCGACTAACGCCCGCGAAGCGCGCATTACGACCGGGACGAAATTTTCTAAGAATATTAAGCGCCTTAAGCGCGAAAACGAGCAGAAAGTCGAGGCCGCGCGCCCGCTCGCAGAGTTCCGTAAGGAGTTCGGCGACGACGTAGCCCAGGAAGCTATTAGCGCCCTGGAAGAAGCTAGCGAAGCAGTGGTCCAGCTCGTAGAAGAAGGAGCGGCAGGGAATGGCGGCTAGTATTGACTTCCAGAATTTATACGCGGATATATCCGCCGAACTGGGCCGGACGCTAACGCTTAAGGGCGTCGAGTTCGAATTCGAATGGTACGAGCCAGTAGTCGCGGCGACTAACGGTAAGGTGTATTTACGGGTAACTACTCCGGTCAATAAATACACCTTGGTAAGTTTTCGCGAAATCCGCCACGACCAGGAGCGGGGCTTTTACCGGCAATACCTAACCTTTTCTGGCGGCACAGTATCGCGCACTATCGACCCGGTTAAATTACGGGGAGATTCTACGGTAAACAGCGAGGCGACGTTCGAAGTTATAACCGCCCCGACCGTAGACGTTAACGACGCTTTCTCGGCTATCCCGCTATGGGGTTCCGGGGACCAAGGCAGCAAACCGGGCCAGGGGTCCGGCTTAAATGACACCCAGGCCACGAGAGTAATTCCCCCTGGAGTCGTTGTTCTGTTAGAATTCGAAAATAACTCGGCAAACCCGGCCGCATGGTACGCCTACTTTAAGCAGTTCGAAGTACCGCCGGCAGCCTTGCCAGAAACCGGAGACATATAACCATGTGGCTATTAGAAGCAGCGGTCCGACAGGCAATCGAGCAGGCACAGAAAGCCGGCTTTATGCCGTCGGCAGAGCAGCAGCAACAATTCGAAGCGAGCCGCTATAGCGCGGAGCAGTCTATCGGCTCGCGCATTTTAACCCAGGCTGGCAGCAGCGCCGAAGTATCGATTAAGGGCGTAATTACAAAAACCCCTAGTTTTATGGCTATGCTTTTCGGCGGCGGTAATACCACTTACCCGGAGATTATCGCAGCCCTGGCCGAAGCGGACCGAGACGATAGCGTCGAAGATATTACGCTCGCTATTGACAGCCCGGGCGGGCATTTCGACGGCCTATTCGACACCCTGGCCGCGATTCAATCCACCAGCAAGCCAGTAAAGGCCGTTATTTCTAACCTGGGCGCGTCTGCAGCGTACGCAATCGCAAGCCAGGCCGACGAGATTGTCGCGTCTAACCGCGCGGCTCGTATCGGGTCCGTAGGCGTGGTCGCCACGTTCTACAATGACGAGAACGAAATCAGCATTACCAGCACGAACGCGCCGAAGAAGCGCCCGGATATTACCACGGAAGAAGGTAAGGCTATGGTCCGGGAAGAACTGGACGCCATGCACGAAATTTTTGTCGACGCTATCGCCGATGGCCGTAGCGCGACAGTAGAAAAAGTTAACGCCGAGTTCGGCCAAGGTGCTACACTCTTAGCCGGCGAGGCTTTAAAGCGTGGTATGATTGACGCTATAGCAGAACCAACGCTTAAGGCCGTTAAGAATACCAAATCAACCACCGCCCGCAGCGGCGGGAATCAACCGGAGGCCGGATATATGGACCTTAAAACACTAAAGGCCCAGCATCCCGACGTATACGCGGCGGCGGTGCAAGAGGGTACAGACCAGGAGCGCGACCGCGTTACCGCTCATTTAATTATGGGCGAGAAATCGGGCGCTATGGAAACCGCCAGTAAGGCGATTAAAGACGGCGAGGCTATGACGTCTACGCTACAGGCTACCTACTTAACTGCAGGTATGAACCGTAGCGACGTTAGCACCCGCCAGGAAGAAGACGCGGCAGCAAGCGCAGCGGATAACGCCAGCGCGAGCGATAACGGCGCGGACGCTTCCGATAACGTAGCTAGCCTGGTCGAAGCTCGACTCGGCGTAACAGGGGAGTAATAGACCATGGCTAATTTGACTATTACTAACGTAGATATCGGTAACGTAATCCTGCAGGACGCGGACTTCCGCGACGAGCTGCTTACTTTTGGCGGCGCGGCTACGGTACTGGAAGGTACTATCCTGGCCCGCGATTCTGTATCGGGTAAGCTGGTCCCATTTGTTAAGGGCGGCAGCACCAACGAAAACGGAATCCCGAAAGCTATCGTAACGTACGACGTAGTGGGCGCTGGCGCCGGCGACGTTGCTATCCGTGCGGGCGTAGCCGGTAAGTATCGTAAAGAACGCCTCGTTATCGACGCAGACGGCGACGCCTCTAACGTCGACGACGTAGTTATCGACCAGCTCCGCGACTATGGCCTCGTGGCTATTGACGTACAAGAGCTGGGCATTTTGGACAACCAATAAGGAGCGCTAACCATGAGCGGTAATACTACAAAGCGCATGATTCGCGCTTATCAGCAGATGGCCCAGCCTATGCTATTTTTGTCGGGCCTGTTTCAAAGCCCGCCGGAAAACTTCCACACGTCGGAAGAAGTCGAAATCGATATCGTACGTAGCGACGAAGATATCTCTATCGTTATCCAGGACTTAAGTACCGGGTACCGAATGAATTCGGACGACTTGTATACCAACAAAGGGTTTAAGCCTCCGGTCCATAAGGAAGCTATCCCTATTAACTCGTTCGACCTGCTTAAGCGTATGCCAGGGCAGAACCCTTTCGAGTCGCCGGACTTCCGCGCTAACGTCATTCTGCGAATGTTTAACGGTATGACGAAAATCGAGCGTAAAATCCGCCGCTCTATCGAGCTGCAGGCCTCCCAAGTATTGCAGACTGGCGTAGTGACGCTTACCGATATTAACGGTAACGCACTGTATACGCTGGACTATAAGCCTAAGTTGGCGCACTTCCCGACGGCCGGCACGGCTTGGGACCAGGCAGGCGCGGACCCAGTGGGCGATATTAACTCGCTGGCCGAAGTTATTCGCGGTAACGGCCTGGCCGACCCGGACCAGCTTATTATGGGCGTAGACGCTTTCGAAGCATTCATTAAGAATGCAGACGTACAGAAGCGTTTCGACACTCGCCGCTATGACCTGGGCACTATCGCGCCTATGGAAATGCGCGGTAACGGCGGAAGCTATCGCGGTACGGTCGAAATCGGTAACTACCGTTACGACGTGTGGACTTATGGCGGACGTTATAAGCACCCGCAGACTGGTGTATCTACTCCGTTTATCGACCCTGCGAAAGTTATCGTACGTGCTTCTTCTGGACGCCTGGACGCTACCTTCGGCGCTATCCCGAATATCGGCGCGCTTATGGGCTCCGGTGCGTCTCAGTTGTTGCCAGAATTGCCAAGCCGCGTAAGTAACGCAGCGGGCGGTATGGACCTGTTTACGAACGCCTGGACCTCCCAGGATGGCGAGCAGTTGTTCGGCGGCGTCGGTGCGCGTCCGCTGATGATTCCGACCGCTATCGATACGTACGGCTGTTTAGATACTGGCCTGTAAGTTTAACGGCGCCTTTCGGGGCGCCAATAACCTAAGAGGGTGATACGATGCCAAGTAATGCAGAGTACACGAAACAGGCCGAAGAACTGGCCGAAGAACTGGGCCTCGAAATCAGTACCGAAGGCCTGAATAACGAAAAGCTGGCCGCGCTGGTTTCTGACCTGAAAGCGAAGAAGAAAGACGCGGACAACCAGGCAGCGGAAGAAGCCGCAGCCCGCGCAGCCGCAGAGCTGGAAGAAAAGGCGAAGGAAGACTCCGCCGCCGCAGCAATGAAAGCGAAGCAGGACGCGGAAAAAGCTAAGGCCGAAAAAGCCGCTAAAAAACCACCGTTTTACGTTATGCCTGGTAAGGCTATTACCAGTAAGCGCGGCGTATTGTCGGATGGCGACGAAATTAAGGCGGAAGACTTGGCCGGCGGTAAAACCGCCCTCGAAGCCTTCGTTAAATCGGGCCACGTAGGTAAGGGCGAATAATGAGCCTACGCCAGTTAGCCGAAGCCGACCTCGGCGTTATCCTTGAGGATAGCGCTACCGGTTTCGGCTGGCCTATTTCAGTTACGGACCCGGACGGGAACGTCGGGTCGCTTACGGGTTTCTCGGACGACATCGCGCAAGTTATAGACCCAGATACCGGGCAAGCCGTAAGCGGGCGCCTAGCGTCCGTAGCGCTCCGTATATCGTCGCTGGCCCTGGCTGGCCTAACCCTCCCCCGTGGTATTGCCGATACAGGCTCGAAACCGTGGGTAGTAGAATTCGACGATATCAACGGTAACGCCTATAAATTTAAAGTAGCACAGTCGAACCCGGACCGGGCCCTCGGCCTAGTTACTTTGCTTTTGGAGCTTTACGAATGATAGCCGAGCTAATCGATAAACAGGATAATTTCGAGGTCGTCCGGGACGAAATCACGGCTATCCTGGTTACGGAAGTCGCTAGCCAGATGGCATTAGCGACCGCCGGCGGGAAGGACCCGAACGACTGGAAGCTCCGCGTATATGCCGAACGCTCTAACCCATGGGAAGCGCTGCTTAATGAGCAGACCGACCGCTCGCCGATTGTTAACGTATGGTTCGATAATTCTAACTTCGACCCCCGCGCCAGCAATAGTGTAGAACGCCAAAAAGCGGAAGCCGTTTTTAATATCGACTGCTACGGGTACGGCATGAGCCAGGACGTAGTAGGCGGGGGCCATAAAGCCGGAGACCAGGAAGCCGCTATCGAAGTGCAGCGAGCGTTACGCCTGGTACGTAATATTTTAATGGCGGGCGAATATACCTACCTGGGCCTTCGCGGCCTCGTGTGGTCTCGCTGGCCCCAGTCGGTTACTATCTTCCAGCCGAATATAGACGCGCGCCAGATGCAGCAAATAGTAGGCGCTCGCCTTGCGTTTCGGGTAGTATTTAACGAATTCTCGCCGCAGGTGCAAGCGGAAACGCTAGAGCTTGTTTCGGCGAAAGTAAGCAGGTCGGAGGACGGCGAAGTCGTCGTTAACGCCGACTACGATTATACATAACGCCATATAGGAGATTTTTACCATGGCTATAAGTTCAGCGGTCGACGCCTCCGCAGTGGCGCGAGTAGTCGGCATTAAAACCGCGTTTAAAGACCTGCGCGGCGGCGGTATTTTATTCCTGCCGCAACGTATCGCGGTCGTGGGCCAGGGCAATACGTCCGCAGTCTACGACACGACTAAGCGCCAGGTAACAAGCGCAACCGAAGCGGCCGGCCTTTACGGCTACGGCTCCCCTATTCACTTGGCAGTACGCCAGCTTTTCCCGACTAACGGCGACGGCGTGGGCACTATTCCGGTAACGGTCTACCCACTCGAAGACGACGGTAGCGGCGTAGCTGCAGCCGGCGACATTACGCCGAGCGGCGTTTCTTCTGGTACGGCTTCTTTCCGCGTCCGCGTTAACGAAATCGACTCGGAAGACTTCGTCGTTAGTAATGGCGATAGCGTAGCCGATATTATTACGGCCATGACCGCAGCTATTAACGCAGTCCTGGAAATGCCAGTTATTGCCACGGATGCCACGCCGGGTACGTCCACGGAAGTGGGCCTTACGGCTAAATGGAAGGGTACCAGCGGTAACGACCTGGTAGTCGAAGTAGTCGCCACCAGCGAAGATAATAGCGGCGTCTCGTATGCTATTACGCAGCCTACCGGCGGCCTCGTTAACCCCGACGTACAGACCGCGTTAGACCAGGTCGGTAACGTATGGGAAACTATGGTCCTTAACTGCCTGGATATTGCCGATACTACCGCCCTGGACGCTTATAGCACTTTCGGCGAAGGCCGCTACGGCGCCCGGGTTCGTAAGCCATTGGTAGTATTTACCGGTAACACTGCGACCACGGTAACCGCAGCGACGGCTATCTCGGACGCTCGTAAAACGGACCGCGTTAACTCGCAACTCGTGGCCCCAGGCTCCGATAATTTACCGTTCGTAGTTGCGGCGCGCCAGTTGGCCCGTATTGCTAAAGTAGCGAACAATAACCCGCCGCAGGATTACGGCAGCCAGGCGGCTACCGGACTCGTAGCAGGCGACGACGGCGACCAGTGGACCTACGCGGACCGCGACGCAGCCGTTAAGAAAGGTAGCTCGACCGTCGAGGTTAAGGACGGCGTCGTTAATATCTCCGACGTTATTACCTTCTACCACCCGAGCGGCGACCCTATCCCAGCGTATCGTTACGTAGTGGATATCGTTAAGCTGCAGAATATTATTTTTAACCTGGACCTTATCTTCGCGGTACCAGAGTGGGACGGCGCGCCATTAATCCCGGACGACCAGCCTACCGTTAACCGTAGCGCGAAAAAGCCGAAAGCCGCCGTAGCTGCGGTATGCGCTATGCTGGATAGCCTGGGCCTTAACGCTATTATTAGCGCCCCAGAAACGGCGAAGGAAAACACATTCGCAGCAATCAACGACCAGAACCCTAAGCGTCTGGACGTGGCTACGACCGTGCAATTAAGCGGGAATACGAATATTATATCCGTAGACCTTAATTTCGGCTTCTACTTCGGCCAGGCGACCGTAGTAGCATAATTGGGAGGGCCTTAAAATGGCAGCAGTTGGCGGCTCTATTGAGTCAGTAACACTAGACGGCCGTATCTTTCCGGTGGCGGCCGATGCGGAAGCCCAGCGAAAGCTAGGCGGATTCGAAAACGAAGTCCAGGCGAACGGCGACGGAACCGCGCGACTAATTAAGACGCGCGTACCTTTGTCTATCGACGGGCTTACCGTTGAAGTCGACGACGACCGGGGAGACCATGAGTTCCTACAGGAGCTTTCGAACCGTAACGACTTCTTCCCCGTGGCTATTACGTACGCCTCGGGTAACACGTACCAGGGTACGGCGCAAATCGTAGGCGAGACGCAAGCGTCTAGCCAGAACGCGACGGCGTCCGTATCTCTAATGGGTCCTGGCGTACTCACTAAGCAGTAACCGGGCATAAATAGGGCTTTTAGCTGCGCGGGCGCCCTATCCCTTCACCCGGTTAGCGCCGGGGCGCGGCACCACTTTTTAAGAAATAGGGCTTAAGATTATGAGCGATAAAGTAGCGAAAGAAGTAGCCGAGCAGGAGTTCCAGCGTTTTGTAGATGCTATGGACCTGGACGTCGACCCGGCGGATATGGACGAAGACGATAAAAAAGGCTTCCAGCAGCAGAAAGACCGCATTATCGCGGCTATTCAGTCGGGCGCCCTGGTCGTCAATGATAACGGCGAACCAGTGTTTACGCCGCAGCGTACGAAAGACGTCGACGCTATCACGTTCCACGAACCGACCGGCGCGTCGCTTATGGCTATGGACCGTAAGAAGAAAACCGAAGATATCGGGAAACTGTACGCCGCTATGGGGGATATTACGAAAACCCACGCGAGTACGTTTTCTAAAATGAAAATGGCGGACCTTAAGGTCTGCATGGCGGTAACGACGCTTTTTTTGGGCTAGTCCGGACGCCCTTAGTACGTCGCGGCGCAGACGAGAAACTCGCTAAAGGAGAGCATACGTTCCAGCCTGTATACACTGAAATGTTACTGCAGGTATGCCGCGATTACCCAGGGATACCGGATGCCAGAACGCTACGCGCGCACGAAATACGCTTTTTTTACGAAGGCCTGCGAGCGGAGCTAAAAGAGCATACGAAACCTAAACAGAGGTAATTATGGCGGGACGTTTTAGCGTAGAAGCCGTTTTTAAAGCAGTCGACAAAATGACGGCGCCCATTTCCCGAATGCAGAACCGGGTAGGGCGCTTTACTCGTGCCATGGGCTCGCAATTCGACCGCCTTAACCGGAACGTCGACAAATTCGCCGCAGGCGTTAGGCGCGGAGCGCTTGCCGTTACCGCAGGCCTGGCGCTATCTACTGGCGCTATGGCTAACGTCATAAGCACCGGCGCAGACTTCGAGCAGACGCTCGTATCCGCCGCCGCAAAATTCCCCGGAGAAATCCGTCGCGGTACCGCCGCGTTCGAGCAGTTAGAATTAGCCGCCCGCCAGACGGGGGCTACTACCGAATTCACCGCCAGCCAAGCGGCTAGCGCGCTTAACTTCCTGGCTATGGCCGGTTTCGATGCGGAAGCGTCCGTCGCGGCCCTGCCTGGCGTCGTGGATTTAGCGACCGCCGCCCAGGTAGATTTAGCGACCGCGACCGATATCGCCTCGGATACACTCGGGGCCTTCGGGTTAATGTCAAAAGACGCGACGCAGCTAGGCACTAACTTAGCGCGCGTTAACGACGTTATCGCAAAAACGACCACCAGCTCGAATACCACGGTAGAGCGACTTTTCGACACTATACGGGAAGGCGCGCCCGTTGCGACTTCCGCCGGGGCCTCCCTGGAAACCTTCGCCGCCCTGGCTGGCGAGCTGGCTAACTCCGGTATCAAAGGGGGCCAGGCGGGTACCGTTCTTAAAAATATGTTCGTAAGGCTGCAGGCTCCGACGGGCGCGGCTGCGAGAGTATTAAACCGGTTAGGTATCCAGACGAAAGACGCCAGCGGTAATATGCTTGATATTGTCGATATCCTGGGCCAGTTTAATAACGCTACTAAAAACATGGGCTCGACCCAAAAAGCCGCAGCGCTGCAGGCCGTTTTCGGCATGGAAGCGATAGCCGGCGTTAATATCCTACTGGAATCCGGTACCGACCGGTTAAACGAGTATCGTACGGAGCTGGAAGGCGCGAGCGGGGCTTCGTCGACCATGGCTTCGGTTATGCGCGATACGCTGCAGGGGCGGTTAAACTCGCTTAATTCGGCAGTCGAGGGCGTTAAAATTTCTATTTTCAGTATGACCGAGGGCCCACTATCCGACGCTATCGAAAAAACGACGGAATGGGTACGGGCTAACGAGCAGCTTATCGCTACTAACGTCGGCGAGTTCCTGGCCGGCATTATCAATAATTTTGAGAATATCGTTAAATGGGCTAAGCGTATCGGTATCGGCCTGGCGGTATTCTTTACCCTGGCTACGATACTTAAAACGCTGGTCCTAATTATGACCGCCGTTAACCTGGTAATGGCCGCGAACCCGATAACCTGGATAGTGCTAGGTATCGTCGCGCTTATTGCGGCTATCGCGGCGGCTATCATCTACTGGGACGAGATTAAGGCGGCTATGGTTTCTTTCGCCCAGGCCGTTACCGAGAAGGTAGTCGGCGCGTTTAACTGGCTTTGGGAAATGTTTACGAACCTCCCGGGCGTCGTGCAGATTGCCATAGGTGCGTTACTCGGCCCTATCGGCGCCCTAGCTGCAGCGGCCCGACTGATATACGAAAACTGGGAGCCTATTACGGGCTTCTTCGGCGACCTATGGGGCGGCGTCGTTAACATATTTAACGGGGCGCTCGACAAAATAACCGGAATCGTGGATTTAGTAAAAGGCAAGGCGGCGGCCATCGTCGATACGATATCGAGCATAGGTTCCGGGGTCGCTAGCTTCTTCGGTTTCGGCGGAGACGACGAGGAAGAAACGAACCAGGGCGCCACCGGTCCGCAGATTGTAAGCCCGCAGGACCGCGTAGCGCGCAGTATTGAAGAACAGCGCACCACCAGCACCGCCGAAGTTACTATCCGGGACGAGACCGGACGGGCCGAGGTTACAGGGGGTCAATTAGGCCCAGGGCTGGCGCTTGCTAATTCGGGGGCCTTCTAATGGCATGGAATGACAGAATACGCGAGGCGGCCTATACGTCGCCGAGCGGGGCGCGTACGGTATTCGGATATGAAGACGTAAGCCGCTCGGTAGAAAAGAAAACGACGGGTTTCGAGTTTCCGGACGCCGACGGTACCTACGTCCAGGACCTCGGCCACTCGGGCCGACGGTATCCGCTTCGGGTTATTTTCTGGGGCGACGATTACGACCAGGAGGCGGACGCTTTCGAGCTTGCATTATTGGAGCGCGGTACCGGGCGCCTCGAACACCCTATATACGGTACCGTGGACGTCGTACCGTTCGGGTCCGTAAAGCGACGCGACGACCTTAAAACAGCCGCTAACCAGGCTATCGTAGAGGTTATATTCTGGGAGACTATCGGGCTAATTTACCCTTCGGCGCAGGCAGACCCGGCTAGCGCCGTACTGGCCGCAGTCGACGAGTATAACGCCGCCGCGTCCCAGCAATTCGAAGACGCCACCAGCCTAGATACGGCCGTCGAAACCGCGACTTTTAAAGGCGACTACCAGGCGCTACTAGACTCCGCCCAGGCGGGGCTACAGGCCGTAGCAGACGCCCAGGATAACGTACGCCAGCAATTTAACGCGGTCGTAGACTCAATTAACCAGGGTATCGATATCCTGGTCGCGCAGCCCCTTACGCTTGCTTTCCAGACTACGCAATTAATCCAGGCACCGGCCAGGGCCTTAACTAATATCGAAGCCAGGCTCGACGCCTACGCGAACCTAGCGTCGTCGTTAACGTCCGGGGACGGTTCGGTCGTATCGCCCGGCAATGATTCCAGGGCGTCGAACGAATACCACGCTAACGATTTGTACGCGAGTTCGTACGTAACCGGCTCCGTGGTTTCTGCAGTTAATAACCGATTCGACACGAAAGCCGAGGCCCTTAGCGCGGCCGACGCTATCCTTACCCAGTTCCAGCAGGTAGCGGACTGGCGGGACCAGAATTTCGAATCGCTCGCGGAGATTGATACCGGCGGCGCGTACCAAAAACTGCAGGAGGCCGTAGCCCTTACCGCCGGCTTCCTGGTCGATATATCGTTTACACTTAAGCAGGAGCGCCGTATCGTCCTGGACCGGGCGCGTACTATTATCGACCTGGCCGCCGAGCTATACGGGTCGGTAGACGACCAGCTCGATTTTTTAATTAACTCGAATAACTTAACGGGCTCGGAGATTTTAGAGCTACCGAAGGGGCGCGAAATTGTCTACTACCTATAGCGTTATAGCGGGCGACACTTTCGAGAGTATCGCGCGTAAAAAGTACGGGACCGAGAAGGAAGCGAGCCGCATAGACCGGGCGAACCCCGGCGCCGCCGAGCCACTTACCGCCGGCACTTCGTTAACTATCCCGGCCTTACCGGATGCGCCGGAAAACCTGCGGGGCCAGGCGCCTACCAGCGGGGCCGACGAGGTCGCGGTCCTAATCGATGGTAGGCGCTTTAGATTTTGGGATAAGGTCCGTATAACCCGTACGCTGGATAATATGGATACGATAGAATTCGGCGCCCCGTTCGACCATACGGCGCCAGGATTCCGCGAGACGTTCCGGCCCTTCTCATTTAAACCCGTGGTTATAACCGTAGGGGGCGAACCGCTTTTTACCGGTACCATGGTGGCCGTAACTCCGACAGTAGAAAACGGACAGCGCGCCATATCGGTAAGCGGGTATTCGTTGCCTGGCGTCCTTAATGACTGTACGCCGCCGGCGTCTTCCTTCCCGCTCGAATTTAACGGCCAGGGGCTACGCGAAATAGCCGCAGCTATCGCGGACCCGTTCGGCCTTTCGGTCGACTTCCAGGGCGAGCCCGGGGCCGTATTCGAGCGCGTGGCCTGCGACCCTGGTAAAAAGGCCCTGGCGTTTCTGGCCGACCTGGCTAAGCAGCGTAATTTAATAATCGCCAGCACCGAGCGCGGTAAGCTGCTTTTCTGGCAATCTGCAGCAGCAGGTAAGCCGGTCGCCAGGCTGCAGCAAGGCGAAGCCCCGGTCCTATCCGTTACGCCGTTCTTCTCGCCCCAGGAGTACTATAGCCATATTACGGGGATAGAGCCCGTAGTTGTGGGCTTAGCCGGCTCGCAATATACGGTTAAAAATCCGCGCTTGCAGGGAGTAACGCGCCCTATCACTTTTAACGCTCCGGATACCGAAGGGGCGGACATAACGGCAGCAGTCGAAGCGAAAGCGGGCCGTATGTTTGGTAATATGGTCGCCTATAATATCCGCGTCGCTACTTGGCGCGACCCTGGCGGTAAGCTATGGGCGCCTAATACCACGATTAAACTAACCGCGCCGGACGCCATGGTCTACAGCGAGTACGAGTTCGTTATCCGCTCGGTACAATTCGAGCGCGACCGGGCCGCGTATACGGCTAGCCTGGACCTGGTAATTCCGGGCTCGTTTAACGGAGAGATACCGGAGACCCTACCATGGGACGAATAGCGAAAATATTATCCTTTGTACGCGGTGAACGTCGCGGCGCGAAGGTAACAGACGTAAAAGCCGACCCGGGCGGAGGCCCTAACACAACGGCAGAACACTTCGCGCCGGCGGGAGACGACGCGCACCCGCTACCAGGCGACTACGTAGCGACAACCGGCGCGGCCGGCACTGGTCGGGAAACAGCGCTCGGGTACCTAGACCCGAAGAACGAGTCGAAAGCGGCCGCCGGCGAAAAGCGTATCTACGCCCGCGACCCGGAGACCGGCGAAGCGGTGGTCGAAATATGGCTTAAGAATGACGGCGAAGCGGTAGTTATAAACGCTAACGGCTCCGTTAAGCTGCGCCCGGATGGCGGTAGCGTGATAACGACCCCGGAGTCTACTTTCGACTGCGCGGCGGGCGGCTCTATCGCTGGCGCGAACGGGTCCGGCTCATTCGAATTACAGGCCGGAGGTGACTTTTTAGTAAATGGCGTTACAATAGATACTAGCGGAAATATAACCAGCCCGGCGACAATTACGGCCCCTAACGTGGTCGGCAGTGCGTCGGTAACTGCGGCAGGCAAAGAACTAGCGGGGCACGTACACCCAGCAGGCAGCCCGCCAGGAACGACAGGACCTAACGTATAATGCAAAACCAGCAAGGCGACGTTAAGCTATTCCAGACCGATAACGAGGGCGATATAAACGTCCGGGACGGCCTGGTCCAGATGGGGGGCGGATTAGAAACCGCCGCCTACCTTTCGCTATTCGGCGGGAATGAAGACGACGACGGCCTTACGGATAACCCTAAAACCTGGTGGGGGAACCTCGGGGAGATAGACCCGGTACGGCAGTATAGGAGCGAAACGCAGAGCCTTTTAAGAGGTATACCGGCCACCTCCGGAAATCTGCGTCGCATAGAGGACGCCGCGAGCCGGGATTTAGCCTGGTTCGTATCCGAGCGCGTCGCGTCCTCCGTATCGGTATCGGCGAGTATACCCGGCGTAAACCGAGTTAAAATAACCGTGGATATCGAGGCGGACGGCATAGAGTCGCGTTTCGAATTCGTAGAAAATTGGAAGGTTAGCGCATGAGCTTAACGACACCTACGACGAAGGAGATAAGCGATAATATTATCGCCCAGCTCGAAGCGTCGCTTAATCAAAGTATACCACTACTACCAAAAGCATTTTTACGAGTTCTAGCGCGGGCCCTGGCCGGCGTTTTCGTGCTTCTGTATAAGTATGGCGGGTTTATGTTCCTGCAGATTTTTGTAAGGACCGCCACGATATCGGAAACCACGATTAACGGCCGCGTAATTTCGCCGCTTATCGAGTGGGGCCGCTTAATCGGGGTAGGCGATCCGGCGCCGGCAACTAATGCAGAACTACTTATCGACATAACCGTCGAGAACCAAGTCGGGACGTTACCCTCTGGGACGCAGCTAGTTAATAGTGATAATGGCGTTACATATATTACGATAGGCTCCGTATTCCTTAACGCGGCTACAGTCCAGGCTACCGTACGCGCTGTATCCGACCAGGCGGGCGGGGGCGGCGCTGGCGCCATTGGTAACCTAGACGTCGGCGCCGTAGTATCGTTCGCTAACCCCCTGGCTAACGTGTCGCGTAACGCCTCCGTGGTTTCCCAGACGGTTACAGGCGCAGACGGTGAGAGTACGGACGCCTACCGCCAGCGCGTCACGGACCGCTTTCAGAAACGCCCCCAGGGCGGCGCCTATGCTGATTACGAGCAGTGGGGGGAGGAGCCCGCCGGAATTCTAAACGTATACCCGTATACGAGCGATTGCCCCGGCCAGGTTGACGTATACGTCGAAGCCACGGAGGCCAGTAGCGGGAGTCCGGACGGGATACCTACGAACGCACAGTTAGAGGAGGTTTTAGACTCAATCGAGCTTGATAGCTCCGGACTTGCTACACGCAGGCCGGCTAATGCGCTGGTTAACGCTTTCCCCATTACCCGAACCGGTTTCGACGTTCGCGTTACGACGCTGCAGGTTAATGACTTGGCGGGAGTGCAGCAACAAATACAAACCGCGCTTAATGAATATTTCCGGGGCCGAGAACCCTACATAATCGGGCTTTCAGTCCCCCCGAGGCGCGACCGTATAACACGTACCGCAGTAGGCGGGGTCGTTGAGGATATCGTAACCGCAGCGGGAGGTATATTCGGCGGGGTGGTAGTAACGGTTAATGGCATACAGGCAGACGCCTATACATTAGGAATCGGAGAGAAAGCCAAGTTAAGCGCGGTTACTTTCGTATGACTTTTTTAAACATATTTAAGCACCTGCTACCAAGGGGGCGGGCGTGGCGTATAACAATAGATAAAAAGCTCCGCGAATTTTTCTCGGGGCTTTCTGGCGTCGGGTCTGACGTTAAAAGCTTTATAGACTCGATATGGCTCGACTTGATGCCTGAGACGACCCGGGAGCTATCCGAGTGGGAGCAACAATTCGGGCTCCCAGACACAGGCCTTACAGAGCAACAAAGACGCGACCGTCTGGCCGCCACCTGGAAGGCGTTAGGCGGCCAAAGCCCTAAGTACATACAGGATACTTTAAGGGCGAGGGGCTTCGACGTGTACGTCCATGAATGGTGGGAGCCGGGAACCGAACCTAGCGCCGGCGTAAAAACTTGCGTTATGCCTAGGAGCCCCCTAACAGTCATACGCCGCGAATTTACGCAGATAGATATACTTGTCGAATGCGGCGAGGTGCTGGCGCAATGCGGCGAGG